TCATGAAGAATCGTGAGCGTAGGTTCATGTATCTGATTCGTAATGGTCGTAATGATGATGCCATTGCTGTAGGTGATGAGTTCATGGAATGGTTGAATCCTGATGTAGAAGATCCCATTGTGTGGTATGATGAGGATGAACTGGTAGATCTGTACGAACAACTCAAGAAAGAACAAAAGCGTCGTCGTAGAGGTAAACATCAATGATACACTATTTTGATTCACCATTTGTGTATGTGCGTGAGTGTCCTGAACATGCTGAATTGAAGCAGAGTACACTTGATACGATTGAATACTTCATTGAGAATGACTATGCTGAAGTAGACTCTGGTGCTGGTGGTACAATCACAAACTTTAACTTTCAATCTAATCCTGATAGTAGTATTCCTCTCTTCAAATTCAATGAAGAGTGGAATCATAGTATTGTTTGGAACTCGGTATCTGACCTAGTAAAAACAATAACATCAGACAGGCACATGCTACAATTACCAGTGAACTTTAACTTGGTTAATTTGTGGTTCAACAAATACGTTCCTGGTTCGTTTGCTCGTCCACATGAGCATTATAGTGTGGATCTATCTGGTATCTACATTGTGCATAGTGAAGAACCTAATCCAACAATATTCAAGCAGCATGTGAACGTTGGTAACTGGAGATATTTGAAGGAAGATTATACTACTGAGGATGTCAAGGAAGGATCTGTAATCCTATTCCCATCGCATTTACAGCATTGGACACTGCCATGCAAAGCACAACGATATATCATTTCGTTTGATATTTCAGTCGAATGGATGAACAATCCAGACTTCCATGGTGATGAAGAGTATCGACAAAGACTATCACAAAAGCAAGTTATTACAGATTTCCTTAACCAATTTGAAGAACAATGAAACTCATTAAATTTAATCATCGTTATGATTATGGTCATGACTGGTATGTTCAAATTCTGAACACTGGTAAACATGTTCCCAATCCATTCAAATGCTGGTCTTTGATTCAAGCATCTGTGAGTTGGAATGATTATCCTTCTGGTCCATACATTCAAATCAAATCAGGAAGTGGAACTTTGTTTAGTGCTATGTTCTGGTGCTATAAATTTGGTTTTGATATTGGATTTGTTGAACGCACATGGGACTGGAATTATATGGAGAATGTAGATGATGAAAGCGAAGACTAGAGTAATTCTTGAGGAAGCACTTGAAGAAGGTATTCGTATTGGATATCGTAGATCATTCAAGCATACTGATAATCCAGATGAACATTGGGTAATGGAAAACATTCAGAATGAGATTATGAATTGTATTGATTTGCGTTTTGATTTTGAGGAGAACTATCAATGAGCGGCGGACATTTTGGTGATTGTGGATACGATTACTACAAGGTAGCACAATTTGCTGATGAGTTGGAGGTGGAAATCATCAACAACGGCAAGGAAAGGACTGAAGATCGGACTTATGGCGTTGAATGGTATCCCAACCACGATCCAGAAGTGATTGAGTATCTGAAAGAACAACTGCCCAAGATGCGTAAGATGTCTGAGATTATGAGGCACATTGATTATCTCTATAGTGGTGATCATGGTGATGATAGTTTCATGGGTCATGTGAGAGAAGTAGAGAAGAAGTATGAACAATGACATGCCATGGGTTAATCTAACTCAAAAAGAAATCAATGAACTTCGTGATAAGAAGTTTGAACTTACTGAATATGGTAAAGACAAACTGAGAGAACTTATGAACAATCAAGAGCCATATCCTGATGCTATGTTTGAAGAAGCAGAGCGTCGTGAAAGAGCAAATGAATTATATCAAGATGCTCTACATGAATTAGATTACATCGCTGCTGGTGGGCAAGATATGGAAGAGTTTATGAATTCTTATTTGGTTATTCAAACCGCACTCAAAGTCGCATTAGGTGAAGAAGATGTCTGATCTCCCATTCTATCGTTTCTTTGCTGTTGAATACTTTGCCACTGGTGAGGGTATGTCTTACTGGTTGAAAGTGTGTCGCAATTATCCTCCGTACAAATCTATTGCTGATACAATTGTTGATCATGACCTAGAAAGGTTTGTCAAATTTATTGGTGATGGTGCCGAGTATTATATGCATAGTTTTGAGCAACCAACTCAGGAAGAGTTTATGACTCGCTATGCTAATCTGATTCCTCCATACGTTGTGAAGATGATTGAGCGTAGAGATCAACCAGGATTCGATTGGGAAACACACTTCTACTTTAACTATTCATGACTGACAAAGAACTCTATAATCCAGACGAGTTTCTTCTGGATGATATTAAATCGTATCACTATGAAGTGATGGACGAGGGACATCATGTTTGGATGGCATTCTATTTTGAGAATGGCAACACAGGACACTTGAATATCTTCCTGAATGATGGTAAGATCAATACCAGATACGAGGAATGGAATGAGGTTTGAAACTCAATCAAAGTGGCAAGACTTCCTTGATGGTTTTCGTAATGTCTTGTGTATTGTAGATTGTTATAATGATGGTGATGAATGGGGTTATGGTGAGTTCTGGGAATCATTAAGTATTGGATGGTTTCAAGAATACATCTATCCATATGATGATCCATACAATCTAACTATCAGTCCAGAACGCAAGTTGAGATTGTCACAAGAACTACCAAAGATTCTACTCTCACTAGAGGATTACGATGAACTTGTGAGACGAATCAATGAACCACCAGACCCTGCTGTAACAGAAAGATTCAGAGAACTATTAAATCGTAAAGCACCATGGGATTAAACAAATGAAAGAACTTCCTGACAAACGTAACTTAGACATTATGTGGACAGTAGCAACCAGTGGCGCTTTAGAAACTGGCACACGCCCCCACTATGGATTTGCTGATCTGCTGTATGATTATCTCACAGACGGAACACTCAACAAATACAACATCAAACTTCATGATGAGAAAGGTAGTAGTCAAACCTAAGAGTAGCAAGGCAAAGAATCGTCTTGCTAACACAATGGAAGGCAATCCTGTTTGTATTGTAGAGCAGGATACTGGCAGTGAGTTGTTTCTTGCTGCTGAGAATCGTAAATACTTCTTTTGGGTCAGCACTCGCACTGGAACTAATCGTTTCGGTGACAAATCTGATTCTCATTGGGAAATCACTGCTGACTTTGAGGCAATCTAATAACCGAGGCACATGAGAAAAACAAAGAGCAATCAAAAAACTGAAGATCTATTTCCACACTCAAACTTTGGTTATCGTGTAGAACACAAGGATGGCAACGACAACAAGATTTGTTGGTTCTGTCACCATACTCATGTTGCAAAGTATTTTGAAAAATATAAGATCGATGCGAGTACATGTAAGATTGATGTACATCCAGATTATCCACCACTAGAGGAAAAACAAGAGAAAGTTAAGAAACCACGCACTACAAAGAAAGACAAGGTATTTGCTGATCTTGACACCTACGTTAAGATCACTGATGTAGAAGAGAAACCAAAGCGTACACGCAAGAAGACTGCAGAGGCAGCGCCAGCAGCGCCCAGGAGCGGCAGGAAGACCCCTGCTAAGACTCCTAAGCAGTCTGCTGCTGATCCCGCTGCCAAACCCCGTACAGCGTCTCCTAGGAGCAAGAAAAAATGATTGTATCAACTGATGTGATTCTGAATAACAAAGAGATCGCATTTATTATTGATTTGATGTGGGCAACTGATGAGCGTATTGCTAAACAGATTGCTAACAGGCATGGCGTGAGCGATCAAGAGCTAGAGTGCCACTTGTCAAGGTGTCTGGGTGCTGCGCTATCGGGCGACTGACCTGCTACAATAACTACATCAACACAAACATCATGCAAATTCAAGACGTTCCTAATGCTATCCGTGTGGGTGAGATTGTTCATGGTACTGATGAATACTCTGGTCCCAAGCATGTTCTTTACAAGACCAAACTTGTAATGAAATATGATGCTCAGTTTCCTAAGAAACTGAAGTCTAAGCATGTGTCGTTGGTGTATATTTTGTGTGTGAATGGAGAGATCTATAAGATTGGTCAATCTTCCACCAAGAGTGGTATTCAAGGTTGTATGAATTTCTATTTGAGTGCTGGGCAAGACGTTCCTGGTAAGAATCGATTTTCCATCAATTGGTTCATGCGTGAAGAATTGGATAAAGGTAATCAAGTTGAAGTGTATATGATTTACATGGAACCCATTGTAGTTGATGTGCCTGGTCTCTTTAAGTCTGAGCAGGTTGTTGTACCTGTGAGTGCCAAAGGTATTGAAGAAAACTGCCTGATGCAGTATAATGCTATTGAGGGTTGCTATCCTAAATGGAATTATCAGGAGAATGGTTTGCCACTTCCTGACGCCATTAGTATGGCATTTGGACAATATCAAATTGATCGTACAACTAAATGAAGACACCTATTCGCTATGCTGGTGGTAAATCAAAAGCATACAAGATTATCACATCCTATCTGCCACAAACAGATAGGATTATATCTCCATTCATTGGTGGTGGTTCTCTTGAATCACGCTGGTCGAGTGAACTTGGCATAGAAGTGCAAGGATTTGACATTTTTCATGCACTGACCAACTTTTGGGATGTATTGCTCACTCGTCCCAGTGAACTTGCAAATAAATTGCAAAGTATAGCTCCAACCAAGGAAGAGTATGCTCGCATTAAAGAGATTTTGCTGACCTGGACATATACTCAGGATATGCTGAAGGATTGGCATACAGATTATTACAAGCGTGATGCTGTAGAATTAACAGATCTAGAGGCAGCAGCATATTATTTCCATAATCATAATCTATCCTATGGTCCCATGTATTTGGGATGGATGAGTAAGATCTATCAAGATCAGAAGAAATGGGATAAGATGGTAAATAATATCCGTAACTATTCCAATCCAAAGTTACATGTAGATGAGTGTGCATTTGATCAAGTGATCCCTGAATACTCTACTGATACGTTGTATCTTGATCCACCATATTATTTGGAGAAGGATTCAGACAACAAGATGCTCAAGGGCATGTATCCTAACTGCAATATTGATGTGCATCACACTGGATTTGATCATGAGAAACTGAGAGATCTGTTGCACAATCACAAAGGTAATTTCATTCTCTCATATAATAATTGTGAGACCATTCGTGAATACTACAAAGACTTTGATCAGTATTTCCCAGAGTGGCACTATTCATATCAATTAGGAGAGACACGTATTGGTGAGAATCGTATTGCATCTGGAGCAGACAACACTAAAGACTCACATGAGATTCTGATTGTGAAGGTGGACAGCTGATAGAGTGTCCACCATTCTCCCCACGGCACCCCAGATGCCCTATACTGATTACATCAGCGAAAGACACGCACCCATGACTGACTACCTGCTCATCACTTTCGGTCCTGCTGAGGATGTAGAGCGTAACGGATGGTATAACTGCAAAGAGCGTTTCAATTCCAAACGTGCTGCTATTCGTAAAGGTCTTGACTCTCTGTGTATTGCTGGTTGCTTCGGTTATGTTGTGATTGAAGATGGTGAGGACTGGTGGGAGATTATAGACGAGTCTGGCACTGAGAATGCTACTATCACTGCCAAGCGTTTCACTTTCCAAGTCTCTCCTGCTCCTAAACTCGTTCTGGTCTGATGACACTCTCATTCAAATCTAAAGAGGAGCATATTGCTGCTCTGTATGATGCTCTCATGCTGATTGCTGAGACATACTATGCTACTGATCTATTAGATGGTGCGGATTTTGGTCTTACAACTCCGTATCACTTTGCTAAGTCTGCGCGAGCAGCATTAGATTACCTTACTAAAGAACAAGATGGACAACAAGAAACTGATTAAAAAACTAGAGAATGCTTACACCTCATGTTTTGAGTGTGGTGAAGAGTATGGTGTGTATTCTGTAGGATGCTCATCTGTATGGGAGGGCAAATGTGATGTGTGTGGTGAGACCAAGCGTGTCACAGAATCGCGTGACTTCGCATATTTTATTACTGGTATTCGTAAACTCAAACTGGAGATGAATCACTGATTATGGAATACAAATTTGAAATCGGAGATATTGTTATCTCCAAAACTGGCAAGCATCCTCTAAAAGTTGTTGATCGCCCCACTTACAATGGTGGAAGCTGGCAACTTCGTTATGTACATAATAATAAATTGAATTATGTAGACCACTGGAACATTATCTCTAACTATTCTCTTTACGAAACTGCTGAAACTATGGCTACCGAAA